ATGAGCGAGTTGGTCTCCGCGGGGTTGATCGACACTGAAGAAGCGCGTCAGCGGCTCGGTTTCCCGACGATGGATGATGCGGCGGTGCTGCGCCGGCCACCGGAGGGGGTGATCGCGCTGTACCAGGCCGGCCTGATCTCGCAGTCCGAAGCGCGGCGCATGTTGTTCGGGCGTGACATCCCGCTGGCAACCGATGACCTGATCATCATCGACGGACGCACCGTCCCGCGCAAGCTGGCGGCACAGTACGCTGAAGAGAACGCGCAAGCGCCGGCCAGCCCGTTCAGTGTCCTGAACGACAGCGCATCCCCGGCGGTGGAAGTGCGGTCGATTGAGCCGCGCGCAGCGGAACTCAAACTGGTCGCAGCGTTCAAGGGTCATGCGCTCATCCGCGCGGCGCGCAGTGAACTGTCGAATGCGCTGACGGAAGCGGGCGTGGATGCGCATTGGGGTGATGACAACTGGGCGGTGACGCTGGCGCAAATCCGCGGCGTCCCCGGCGCGGTACGGCGCGCGCTTGACTTGACCGGGATGCGGGCGATCGACCTGCGCGCAACCGGGGCGATTGTGGAGAACGGGCAGATCGCACTCATCCTCGATGACGCGGGGGCGTGGAGCGGGGTGACCGCGGCACTGCGCGATGACCTGGATGCGGTCAATGCGGCGGTCGAATTCCCACCGCTGCGCGTGACGTTGGGTCATGTGCACGGGACGGCCCCAACGCTGACCCTGACGGAATTCCCGTTGGTAGTAGTGCAGTTTGAACTGATGCATGGCCGGCGCGTGCTTGAAGTCTGGCGCGCTGAGCGTCAGTCGCATGAGCAGGCGCGGGAACTGCGCAATTGGGAACACGTTGCGGTACGGCGCGGACGGGACAAGGCACTTGAATTCCGCGCGCATACGCTCGACGCGGTTGTCGATGCGTTCATCCGGCTGAGTTTGGAAGACGAGGACGCGGATCTGGAGCGCGTGTTTGAACTGGCGCAGATCCGCATGTTCCGCGATACGTTTGAGAAGTTCATCGCCGCGGTGGAGAGTACGATTTACCGCGCAGCGACCGGGGCGATCACGCGGCAGAAGTTCGGCGGGGAGATGCGCTCCCTGCTGCGCCGCTACGGGTTGGTTGCTTTCCGGGACGGGATGAACGAAGTTGGGTATGACCCGGAATCGTTCGGGCCGGAAGAACTCAAGGCGTTCAGAGAATGGCAGGCGCGTCAGTCCGAATTCGTGACCGGGATCGCTGACGAGATCTACAAAGAGGGCGGCCTGCTCGGCGGTGCAGAACGCGCAGCAGCGCGGGCGCGTATGTGGGGGCTGGTCAGCCTGGAAAGCGCGCGCGAGGCCGGCATTCTGATCGCAGCACCCAATCAGCGCATGGAGTGGGTACTCGGTCAAACCGAGGAGCACTGCAAAGACTGCATCCGGCTCAACGGACAGGTGCACACGATGAAGGAATGGGTCGAGGCCGGTTGGACGCCGACGTCCGGCAAGACTGAATGCAAGTCGTTCAACTGTCAGTGCAAACTTGTGCCGACGAAGAAGCGCCGGCGGGGGAAGTTCTGATGCTGCGCACCGTCGTCAAGGTGGACATCAAGACCTGGAAGCAGTTTCAGCAAGCGATTGCGAGTGCACCGTCGCTGACCGCAACCGGCACGAATTTGGTCACCCGGCGCTTGGCAACGGAGATCCTGCGAGAACTGCGCGCAGCACCGGCCCGACCGCGGTATCCGATCCAGTGGACGTCGGAGAAGCAGCGGCGCTACGTCATGGCCATGCTCAGGCGGACGAACAACCTACCGTACCGGCGTACCGGGAAACTGGTGCGCGGTTGGAAAAGCAACAAGAAGATCGACGTGCGCGGCGGCATTTTCGCAGTGGAGAACAAGGTCAAGTACGCGGGCTACGTGCAGGGGCCGTTCGGATCAAAAGCGAAGGCGGGGGAACAGCGTCAGCAGAAGTTCCACCGGCGCAGCGGTTGGCCCAGCGCCCCGGACGTGGTTGCGCGCTGCCGGAAGAAGGCGATGGATGCGCTCAAGGGGATTTGGGGTGACGCAACCGTCGGCGCAGTGGTCAAGCAGAGAAAGCGGGGTGGCCGATGATCAACGCTTGCGCGCAGCCGGTGCGCATGTTGAACGGGCCGGTCGGGGAAATCGAGGGGTACATCGCCATTTGGGGCAGTCCCGATGAACGGGACGCTTATGGGACGTGGTTTGACCGCGCCCGACCCCCGTACATGGCGTTGGAAAACGGGATGCACCGGCGTCCGATTTTGTACGAACATGGACAAGACCCCGTTGTGGGCAAAGACGTCATCGGCTTCATCGAGGAGATTGAATTCGACGACGTCGGTATCCGCTACCGGGGGGCACTTGACCGCTCATCCCCGCATTTTGCGCGGGTTGCAGCGGAAATCCAGCGCGGTGAACTAGCGACCAGCAGCGGCACGATGTCGCACCTGGCCGAGTTCTACGACGACGGCGCGTTCAAGACTTGGCCGTTGGGGGAACTGTCGTTGACCAAATCCCCGGCTGAGACGAGAATGCCGTCCACGGTCTTGCTGCGCAGCGCGGAGGGGATGCGGGAGGCGTCCTGCGCTGCGAAGGGGGCCGACAAGCAAGACGAACGAGAAGAAGACAAGAAGGGAAATCGAGCGATGAACGAACAACTGATGCAGGCGCTCAACGACCTGATGAGCGCGGGCTTCACCGCGGAAGACATCCTGAACGCGCTTCAGGCGGTTGATCCGGCGGTTGTTGAAGCGGCGATGATGCCGGATCTGGCCCCGGAAATTCAGGACGAAGGCGTCCAGCCGGAAGAACCGGAAGTCAAGGAAGAAGCGATGGACGAAGACGAGAAGAAGGATGCGGCGGCCAAAGCGCTTGAGGCGCTGATCGCCCAACTCGGCAAACCGCGCAGCGCGGCGAAAGCGCGTCCGGCCTACAGCGCGCCGAAACGCAATCCGTTCGACCGCCCTGCTCCGATCCGCGCCAACGTGCAGGTTGGTGAACCGCGCGCCTACCTCGGCAAGTCGGCGGACGACCTGCTGCTGGCGGATCAGATCATGCGCGCGTACCGCATCGAGCCGAGCGAGCAGTTCCTGCGCATCCGCAACATGCGCGCGGCTCAGGCGGTCGAGCGTGAAATCGGCGTGTTCGCTGACCCGGCGGTGCGCTCGATGATGCCGTTCACGCGCGCCAACGAGGTTGCGACGACGACGGCGACCGCCGGCGGTCTGGAATGGGTTTCGACGGCGTGGTCAACGTCGATCTGGGAGAAAGCGCGTCATGCGCGCATCATGGAACAGCTCATCGAGCGCGGGATGCGCGTCGAAGAAGTCCCGCAGGGGTCGAGCGGGATCTACGTGCTGACCGAAGGCGCTGATCCGACGGTGTACACGCTCTCGGAGAACCCGGATCTAGACAGCACCAACCGTCCGTCGGTCAACGTCGGCGTCAGCCGCATCGGTACGGGCCGCGTTCTGGTCACGCCGGGCGAACTGGGCATGGCGGTTGTGTGGACGGACGTGCTCGACGAAGACAGCATCATCGCGGTCTCATCGCAGTATCAGCGTCAGATCGCTGAACGCGCTGAAGAAGTCGTTGAGCAGTTGTTTATCAACGGCGATACTGCGACAGCGGCGAACACGAACATCAACCTGATCGACGGCACGCCGGGCACGGGCCTGAGCCGTCCGTACTATCTGGCTTCCGACGGCGCGCTGAAGTACGCGCTGGTCACTGGCACGAACACGAGCCGCGACGGCGGGACGCTGGATGAGGACGACTACCTGCACACCTGGAAACTGCTTCCGACAGTTGTGCAGGCGCAGCGTGACCGCATTGCGTTTGTGGTTGACCCGGATACCTATGCGCAGACGCTGCGCATCCCGGCGATCAAGACCGACGACGTCCGCGCGGCGGGCGGCACGCTGTCCACCGGCATGGTCACCCCGGTCTACGGGATCGACGTGTTCATGAGCGGGTTCATGGAACTGGCCAACGCGACCGGTAAAGTCAGCGGTACGGCGTCGAACAACACGAAGGGCCGCATTCTGGCGGTGTATGCGCCGTATTGGGCGATGGCGTGGAAGCGCCGCATCACGGTCGAGACGGATCGCGACATCCTGGCCGGTGCGAACATCATCGTGGCGAAGATGCGCGTCGGTTTCGCTCCGCGCGGCGCGGGCGCGTCCACGGTCAGCTACAACCTGACGGTCTAAGCCGACTGAGTGCTGAAAGCAAGGGAGGGGCTTGACCCCTCCCTATTCTGTGAGGAGCAGCAACATGAGCAAGGTCTACATCCCCCGCCCCGGCGCTGAAGTCGCGGCATTCGTCACCCCGCGGACAGTGCAGGCCGCCAGCGCGGACGGCGCAATCACGATCCGCGACGGGGTTGTCTTCATCACCAAAGCGACCGCGGCGGCGCTGACGCTCGCTGCGCCGAACAACGGCGAAGACAACGGCAAGGTGCTGTACGTCATCGCGACGACCGCGGCGGCGCATACGGTCACGATTTCCGGCGGCCTGAACGGCGCGGGTGCATCGGCTGACGTCGGCACGTTCGGCGGTGCAGTTGGTGACCAGTTCGCCGTGGTGGCGTACAACGGGGTTTGGTATCGCTACGGGGCGTTCACCAACGTCACGTTCGCCTAAGGAGGCCGGTCATGCCAACGCATGTGGTCTCAGTCAACACAACCGGGTCAGCGGGGAGCGCAGCCGGAACTGCGCGGACGGAACTGGCGGTGCGCGGTCTGATCATGGGGATCCGGCTGGATTATCACGCCAGTGCGCCGGCGACAACCAACGTCACGATCACCGAAGACAGCGGGATGCAGCGCACTATCCTGACCCGGTCGGCCAGCGCGACGGATGCGATCTTCTATCCCGTTGTGCAGCAGCATGATACCAGTGCCGCGCCGATAGCGGGCCAGTACGGCCAGATCTACGTCAACGGCGCAAAACTGATCGTCAGCGTGACCAACAGCAACGCGCTGACCCCGGCCATCGTCGTCAGCATCGACGTCCTGGAGGGGTGATATGCGTATCCGACTGCACGAGTACTACATCGGTCATGCGTCGAATGAGCGCGTGATCGAACCGGGTGACTACGAGGACGAGGATCCGGGCCTGCACGGTGCTGACCCGGCCTATCTGGTGGCAATCGGGAAAGCCGTCATCATCGCGGATGAAGCGGACAGCACATTTGTTCTAAATTCGGACGATGATGTCGTGCTGATTGAACGTCAGAGTGACGCTGACGCGCCAACCGCGGCGGAAGCCGCCAGCGGGGTGAAAGCGGGGCCGGTGCACCGGGGGCGGAAACGGGGATAAGCCATGTTTGCGACGTATGCCAGCTTGCGGGATGCGCGAGAAGCGCTCAAGGAGATCACCGGCGCAACCGCGGATGATACTGCACTGCTGAATGCACTGCGCGCGGTAACCGTTCGGATGCGGGCGATCTTGTGGCATACGGATTTTCTGCCGATACGGCAGACCCGGTACTTTGACCCGCGTCCGATTTTCGCTGGCGGTAAAACACACGGTCATCGGCTGATGCTCGACTACAATCTGCTTGAAGCGCTCACCGTGGTTGACGGCAGCGGGACGACGTTGGCCGCATCCGACTACGTGCTGTATCCGTTTGTCGGGACGCCGAAGACGGAAATCCACCTGGATGACGTCGCTGACCGTTGGCAGTATCCCGCAAGCGGGCTGTATGAGAACGCGATTGCGGTGACCGGGATTTGGGGGCATCACACGGACTACGCCAACGCATGGATCCGCGTCGATGCACTGACCGCCAGCGTCACCGCAACGGCGACGACGTTCACCGTCTCATCCCCGTCAGCGGCTGACTTGTTCGGGCGCGCCCCGCGGCTGTCACCGGGGATGCTGCTGCGCGTTGATGATGAGTACATGGCGCTTCTCGCAGTCAGCGGCACAACACTGACGGTACGGCGCGCGCAGAACGGGACGTTGGCCGCAGCGCACGCATCCGGGACGGACGTGTACGTGTGGGAGACGGAAGCGCCGATTGCGCTCGCAGCGGCGCGGTGGGCCAGCTACATCGTCAAGCGGCGCGGGGAATTCGCTGACAGTGAACTCGACCCCGCGGGCGCGTTCATCACCAGATATCCCAAAGATATCCCCGCGGACGTACTTGGGATAATCAAGCTGTATCATCGGCCTGGGCCAATTCGTGGAGCGTGACCGTGACCAATCCACCGGACGTCCTGTTCCTAGAAACCGCGGTAAA